CGCGGGCAAGGCAATCGGGATTATCTGAGGCGGGCGCTGAGCCCCCTCAATTGATCGTCACGATCCCTTCTGCGGCGCGCCACTCCTGTGGGCCGATCAGGTGTTTGTGTGCGACCCGCACCGACTGCAGCACTGCATCAATCTCGCGCCGCCAGAAAGTCAGGAACCGGTCGAGCTCGGGAAAGCTGGGCGCGACGTCATATTGCTGCATCACGAATTGCTGCAACAGACGCGTTGACGTGGCATTGAGATAACCATTATGGTTATTTTTATTGACATCGTGACGCTATTTGGTTAGAAGAAGGCATAGTCGAAAAATTGCGATTCGCCAGCAGGCGGCCTTCCTACCCACGGAGCGCCGCCTTTTGTTTTGCGCATCGCAGGAGATCCGCATGGCCAAACCCCTCAGCAAGCGTGTCACCATCCGCCCCGGCCTCAGGGAGGGCGAACCCGATCACGTCAACAAGCAATGGCGCGCTACCTTCCTTGATCACCTCGCGGAAAGTTCGAATGTCACCGCCTCTGCCGCCGCAGCCGGGATCAGCCCCAGCCGCGCCTACAAGGTGCGGCGCGAAGACCCTGAATTCGCGCGCCTATGGCTCGCCGCCTTATGGGAAGGCTATACGCACCTTGAGATGGAGGTGGTGCGGCGCCTGCGCGATGGCGACCAATCGACCACGGATTCGGGCCGCTACGACTTCGCCAATGCCGTGCGCCTGCTCGCCGCACACCGCGACACCGCCTCGCAGGCGATGGCGCAGCAGCGCAATGTCACCGCCGCCGAAGTGCGCGCCTCGATCGATCGCAAGGTCGAGGAAATCCGCCTCCGCGTCCAGAATGAACGTCGCCGCGCTGAGTCAGGCGCTTGAAGGAGAGGTTTGACTGGCTCCGCAAAGAGCCGCCCGAAACACGGCAGCGCATCGTCAGCGCGCTCGATCAGCGCGAACGCAACGAATTCCCCTGGCACTGGCAGTTGCGCGCGCGCGCCGAACAGCTGCCGCCAGAGGGCGAATGGCGGGTGTGGATGATCATGGCCGGGCGGGGGTTCGGCAAGACCCGAGCCGGGGCGGAATGGGTGCGCGCGATTGCCGAATCCCACCCGCAGGCGCGCATTGCGCTGGTCTCGGCCTCGTTGACAGAAGCCCGCGCGGTCATGGTCGAGGGCGAATCTGGCCTGCTCGCCATCTGCCCGCCTGACCAGCAACCAGTCTTCGAACCTTCGCTCAGGCGTGTGCGGTTCGCCAATGGCGCGCAGGCACAGCTGTTCTCGGCCGCCGAGCCCGAGACCCTGCGCGGGCCGCAGCACAGCCATGCCTGGTGTGATGAGATCGGCAAGTGGCCACTGTCGCACGAGCGGGCGACGCAGTGCTGGAACAACCTGTTGCTCGGCCTGCGGTTGGGCGGTGATCCGCGCATCGCGGTGACCACCACCCCGCGCGCCGTGCCACTGGTGAAGCGGCTGGTCGGCCAGGCAGAGGATGGCTCTGCACGGATCACACGCGGATCGACCTTCGACAATGCCGGCAACCTGCCCTTGCGCTTTCTTGATGCGATCGAAAGCGAATTTGCCGGCAGTCAGCTTGCACGGCAGGAAATCGCGGGCGAGCTGCTGGTGGATATTGAGGGCGCGCTGTGGACCCGCTCGCTGCTGGAACAGGTGCGCGAGAGTGCCGCGCCGCCGTCGCATCGCTGGGTGGTGGTGGCGGTTGATCCGCCGGTCTCGTCGAGCGGGGACGAATGCGGCATCATCGTGGTCGCGCTGGGGGAGGATGGCTTCGCCAGGGTGCTCGCCGATTGCTCGGTCAAGGATGCCCCGCCCGCCGAATGGGCGCGGCGGGTGGCCGATGCGGCACGGGAATGGCAGGCGGACCGGGTCGTCGCCGAGGCCAATCAGGGCGGCGCGATGGTCGCCAGCGTGCTGCGCGCTGCCGATCAGGTGCTGCCGGTCAAGCTGGTCCATGCCAGCCGCAGCAAGGTGGCGCGAGCCGAGCCTGTCGCAGCGCTCTATGCTGCGGGGCGGGTTCGGCATGTCGGCATGTTCGCCCGGCTCGAAGACCAATTGTGCGGATTGATGGTGGGCGGCGACTACGCCGGCCCCGGCCGTAGCCCCGACCGCGCCGATGCGCTGGTGTGGGGGCTGAGCGAGTTGATGCTGGGGCGGCGCGCCTTGCCCAGCGTGCGGCAGATCTAACGCGGCTCGACCGCAGCAAAAGGAAATCCCATGTCTTTCCTCGACAATCTCCTCTCCGCCTTCAAGGGCGGGGAGCGCGCTCGCGTGCCTTTGGCTCCGGGCTATGCACAAGGGTGGTACCCGGCGTTTGCGTCCGGCCCGGCTCCGCGCAATTATGAGTATAATCGCGCGATCAGCGAGGGCTTCATCGCCAATCCGATTGCGCAGCGCTCTGTCCGCATCGCGGCGGAAGGCATCGGGCAGGCGCCCATCGTCTGCAACGAGCCGCACCTTGCCGCGCTCGTTACTGCGACCAGCGCCGGGCAATCGCTGATCGAAACGCTGGCAGCGCAACTGCTGCTGCATGGCAATGGCTATGTCCAGATCCTCAAGGATGCGAGCGGCACGCCGGTTGAGCTGTTCGCGCTGCGGCCTGAACGGGTCAAGGTTGCGACCGGCCCGGATGGCTGGCCTTGCGGCTATGATTACACCGTCGGGGGACGCACCACGCGCATCGCGCTGGAGGATGAGGATGGCTGGCCGGGGATCATCGCGATCCGCGCGATGCATCCGCTCGACGATCATTGCGGCACCGGCGCGCTCCAGGCGGCCTGGCAGGCGGTGTTGATCCACAATGCCGCAACCGAATGGAACCGCGCGCTGCTGGAGAACGCGGCGCGGCCTTCTGGCGCGCTGGTCTATGAAACGGGCGATGGCGCCACGCTGGCCCACGATCAGTTTGAGCGGCTGAAACGCGAACTGGATGTCGCGTTTTCCGGCGCGGCCAATGCCGGACGGCCGATGCTGCTTGATGGCGGGCTCAAGTGGCAGAGCATGGCGCTCTCGCCAGCTGACATGGACTTCGCGACGCTCAAGAGCGCAGCAGCGCGCGATATTGCACTGGCCTTCGGGGTGCCGCCGATGCTGCTCGGCCTGCCGGGTGACAACACTTACGCCAATTACCGCGAGGCGAACCGCGCGCTGTGGCGGCTCACTTTGCTGCCGCTCGCCGAAAAGCTGTTCGCGGCGATCCGCGAAGGGCTCACGCCGTGGTTCCCGGACGCGGAACTCAGAGTCGATCTCGATCAGGTGCCCGCGCTTTCGGAAGATCGCGAGCGGCTGTGGTCGCAGGTGTCCGACGCCGATTTTCTGAGCCGCGCCGAGAAGCGGCAGATCCTTGGCCTTCCGCCCGAAGAGGAGAATGCTCAATGAGCCGCGAAGACATTCTCGCCAGCCTGATGGCACAGGCGCGCGACGAGGGGGCCGAACTGGTGACTCTGCGCGCCATTGTCGAGGAAGCAAGCACGCTTGCCACTGATCGGGTGTTGCAACGGCTTGGGCTTGGCGATGCCGGAGCCGAAGGCGACCTCAACGAACTGCGCGAGCTGCTGCGGGCCTGGCGCGATGCCAAGACCAGCGCTTGGAAGGCTTTCATCGACTGGCTGATCCGCGGCGCGCTGGCGCTGCTGCTGATCGGGATCGCGGTGCGGCTCGGCGCGTGGGATCTGCTGTGAACGCGCCCCCCTTGCGCTTCGCCGGTTATGCCGCGCTGTTCGACATCGCCGATGCGGGCCGCGACACGATCCGGCGCGGGGCCTTTACCAAGACGCTGGCCGAGCACCGGCCACCGCTGCCGCTTTACTGGCAGCATCGCCCGGACCAGACAATCGGGGTGATCGAATATGTCGCCGAAGATGCGCGCGGCCTGCGCGTGATCGCGCGGATTGATCGCCCCGACAGCTGCGCCGCGCTGCTGCTGACGAAAGGCGCGGTCAACGGCCTCAGCTTCGGTTTCCGCGCCCGCGCCGCGCGCCAATCGGAAGAGGGCCGCGAGCTGCTGGAGATCGACCTGTTCGAAGTCAGCCTTGTCACCCACCCGCTTCAGCATGGCGCGAGAGTCCATCTCGTCACCTGGCGACCTTCCTTGCCTCACTTTCCACCGGCCGCCACTGGGGCGGCCTTTTTTCTGCCCAACCGAAAGGCCCCTGCCCCATGGAAAACACCACTATCCCCATGACAACCACCGATCCGCTGGACGCGAGCTTCGA